GAGATGGCAGGCGCACTCGACAGTCTGTTCAAAAGCGTTGCCAAGTCGGTTGTTGCCGATCTAGGCAAGTCACTTGACCACACGATCACTTACACCCGGAAGGCGTCTCCGACTTACAACACCAGCACCGGAGCGCTGACAACAACTGACACGGCCTACTCGTTTGACGCACCAATCGAGTTTGTGCGTGCTGAGGAGGAAGAAGGCCGTGAGGAGCGCGAAGCAAAGCTGTATATCACTCCCGATTTGATCGGAGACAACCAGCCAACGTTTGAAGACACGGTGACGTTGAAGTATGCGGGATCCAATCGCGTTGCTCAAATAACGTCAATAAACACGCTAAAAGGCGATCAAGAGTACTTGTTTGTCGTGTTGGTAAGGTTCTGATGGCTAAAAGTGTTGCGAAACAAATTGAAAACGAGGTCGAGGCGCATCTTCAGCAGAGCTACAACAGGCTGATCGCCACGATCATGCGTCGTTTGGCAACGAAGAAACGAAGTCCGGTCTATACCGGATTCTTTGCTTCTAGCTGGAAAGCGCATACGTCTCCGATCGTCGCTGACGACAAGGTTGAAGACTTTGCTCCGTGGTCAGGGATTAGAAAACGAAAACGTCAAGATCCTACAAACAAGGAATACAAGATTGATGCAAGGTTCTATCCGCCAGACAAGGCTTACAATTACAGGCGTCGTGTTTACATCGGCAACACCGCTGAGTATTCGGTTTATGCATTAGAAAGCGGCAAGGTTCAACAGTTTGTGCAAGGGCCGGAGATGAAAAGTTTGGTTGACGAGGCATTTAAGGAACGTAGAGCCAGAATTTCCGTTGGCAGCAGGCAAGGCATTGGCACGTTTGGCACGCAAGCTGGCAAGATTTACACTGGTTACAGCGAGCTGTAGTCATGACCTTAGTCAACGCCAGAGCAGCTTTTGAAAAGGCCGTGACTGATGCTGTAGCAGCAGCAGATGCCACGGTGCTGATGAAATACGACAACGTTGCTTTTACGACGCCAGGCAAGACCAAGAAATACATTTTGATGACTGTCAGTTTTGGCCAGTCCACGATTCAGAATCAAGGTGCAGCACAGGATTACTACTCAGGCACGATTCAGTGCAACGTGTATGTGCCCAAATCAGCTGGTACGGCAGTGCTTTCAGCCATTAGTGAGTCTGTAATTGATGGCTTGACTTCAGTCAACGCACCTGGCTACAGCGATACGTTTAGCAGTTCTCCTCGTGTGCTCGACATCGTTGGCCCGACACCGCTTGATATTGAAGATCGCTCACACTTTGTTGGTGTAATTTCTTGCGGGTTTACTGCAACCGCATAGTATAGTATTGAATAAAGGCAAATCTTCGATGCGGGCTGCAGAAGTTCTTCGCAACAAGTTTGGTGTAAGCCAGCTGTATAAGCATGAGGTTGAGCAGGATGGTGAAGTAGTGCTGGAGGTCTACTGGCATCCGTTGACGATTGCTGAGCGCGAGTCGATTCAGAAAACTGCTGACTCTGATGAGGCCAGCGATTTTGCGCTTGGCATGATGATCCGCAAGGCGTTGGACGCTGATGGCAAGCGTCTTTTTCAGGATGGTGAAAAAGCTGTGTTGAAAAACTCTGTTGAGGCTGCGGTGCTTCAGGAGATTCAGCTAGCAATGCTGGCTTCTGGAACGGAGAACAAAGTGGAGGAAGCGAAAGCAGACCTCAAAAGCTAATGGCGATTGGTTTTTCATCTATGCGTTAGCAAAGGAGCTGGGCATGACGGTTGCTCAGCTTTCCCAAACACTGACGCAGGAAGAGTTGATCGGCTGGGCTGCGTTCTTTGAGCTGAAGAATGAACAAGAGGAGAAGGCCGTGCAAAACGCCAAGATGTCAGGCAGAGCGCAAACAATGTCTAAGCGGTAGGATTGAGTAAGGTCGCTGCTGTGCTGTGTCTAGTTTTGGGATCAACCTAAATCTGGAGCTTCGTGGCGAGGATAAGTTTCGCAGAGCAATTAGAACTGTTGGGCAGCTTGAGGCTGCCTTAAAAAAGGTTGGAAAAGAAGTTGACATCGCAGGAAAATTGCCTGGGAGAGGAAAAGAAGCCGATCGAATTGGTACAGTTACTAAAGAGTTAAACGATCTTGCGAAAAAACTAATAAAAACTGGGTCTACTGGAAAGAAAACCCAAGCCGGAGTTGCTGATTTAACTTCTGCCTTTAAGGCATTGTCTGCTTCCAGTAATACAGCAAGTTTATCGTTTAAAAATTTTGTTGAAGCAACTGTTGTTGCAGAACGGGAAGCAAACAAGCTGGCCAGGGCAGAAGAAAATATCAGGCGTTCCTTTTTGGGAATGCAGAGCGTAGAAGAGCGTGAAGCACAGCTAGAGCGACGTGCAAATTTGCTCAGAAATCTTCGGACTCGCAAGAAGTTAAAAGAAGAAGAAGCTCGTGCTAGAGAAAGAAACGCAAAAGCCGCTGAAAAAGAAGCTAAGGCTATTGAAAAACAAACAAAAACAGCCAATCGTCGCCGACGAAATGTTTTAGGTGATGCTGCTCAAGGAGCAATTCTTGGTGGCGGTTTTCCATTACTCTTTGGTGGTCCTAGCTTTTCTGCGGTTGGTGGACTTGTTGGCGGTGGAGTTGGAGGTGCTGCTTTTGGACAAAAAGCGTCTTTTGCAGGTGGTATTGCTGGATCAGTCCTTTTAACTCCTTTGGACGCAGCTGTTAATGCAGCTATTGAGTTAGGAAAGGCTTTAGAGGAGCCTACGAAGAACGCTCAACAGCTAATTGACCTTTTGCCGCTTTCTGGCACGAAAACAAAAGGGTTAATCAGAGAGCTTCAAGATCTCGGCTTAAATTCAACTGCTAGCGCTATTGCTGTAGAAACGCTTGGCGACGAGATTGGAGATTTTGGCATCAAAGATATTGAAAAATTTAAAGAAAAAAATGATGAATTTGCAAATGAAGTCAAGAAATTAAGGCTTGCCCTTGCTGCTCTCGCGTCTAACAAACTCATTGGTTTTCTGACGTTCCTGACCCAAGCAGTAAATCTTTTTAATCGCGCTGGCGGTGCAGGCCAGGGCGGCGGGATGATGGGAAGAGCTGCTGGTTTTGCCATAGCTCAAGGCGAAATGGCAGATGAGGGAGCACTAGGAGGTGCCAAAACGCCGCCTGCAAAGCCTGATAAGCCGCCGCTGCCAACTCAAAAACAAATTGATGTTGCCAAAAAAGTTGCCCAAATTAGAAAAGCAGAAATAATGCTTGCTGGTCTTGAGGTAAAAATTGAACAAGACCGTTTTAGTTTGATTAGGGGGCAGTTTGAGGTCGAACAAAGCAAGATAGCGCTTGGGCAAGCAAGTATTAAGCTTGCAAAAGCTGATTTAGAGCTTGCAAATGCTCAAACAGAAGCTGATAGGAAAAGGTTAGGACTGAAGCAAGCTTTAGCGGAAGCAGCTTTCTTGGAAGCCAAAGCAGCAAAAGAGAACGCAGAAACTTTGGCGCGTCAGCGGCAAGCAACGGCTGAGCTTGGAATTAGGCAGTTCTTGCAAAGAATTCAGCTGAATGAAATGCAGCAAAGAATGGCAACCGACAGGCAGGTGCGAGCCACCAGTCCGTTTGCTAGAAGTGCATCCCTGTCGGATCCGTTCTTTGGAAAAGGCACTGAGTTGCAAAACGAGCAAGCAGTTCGGTACACAGAGACACTGCGAGTTTTAAATAAGCAAATAGCAGAAAATAACCTCAACATAAAGATGGGCACAGACCTCAGCAATGCTGAGCGTGAAGCACTTGTTAGAAAAGGTATTCAGCTTGAGAGAGAGTTGAATCTGTTTAAAGAGCTGCAACCTGCACGAGATGCAGCTGCTCTTTCTCAAGTTCGTTTTGCTGAGGCAATGGCCCTTACCGTTCCAGTGACGGATTCATTGCTCGACAGTTTGGTTGCGGTTGTTGAAGGGACAAAGACTGCCGAACAGGCGTTTGCTGACTTCCTCCGCAGCATTGCATCGTTGTTGATGGATGCAGCTAAGCAGATGATTGCGCAGTACATCGCAATCGGCATTGCCAGGATGTTTGCTGGCATTCCGGGGTCCGGTGGCAACGCAATGAATACCAACAGCCTGAACGAGATTCAAAGGTATTCAGGCGTTGGAGCAAACACCGATGTAAGTGGTTTTCTTCCACGCGCTAACGGAGGCCCTGTTGGGGCTGGTCGGTCTTACTTGGTTGGCGAGCGTGGTCCTGAGCTGTTTATCCCTGGAGCGCAAGGCAACATCGTTCCAAACGACGCCATGGGCAGCACCAGCGTCGTCGTCAACGTCGATGCCTCTGGAACGGAAGTACAGGGCAACCAAGGTGGTGCTGAGCAGCTTGGCCGCTTGATTGGTTCAGCGGTGCAGGCAGAATTGATTAAGCAGAAACGACCTGGAGGACTTCTTACCCGCTGATGGCTACTTTCCCTTCGATCAATCCAACGTATGGGGCGCGTAAACGTAACCGTCCCAAGGTCCGCAACGTGCAGTTTGGTGACGGGTTGTCCCAGCGTTTGACGTATGGCCTCAATCAAGATGCCAAAGAGTGGAGTCTGACGTTTGAGGTATCAGAGACTGATGCCGACACCATCGAGACGTTTCTCGAAGCACGTGGTGGAGCGGAAAGTTTTGATTGGTCGCCACCGGACGAGACCACGACTTACAAGTGGATTTGCCAGGACTGGTCGAAATCCATACCGTATTTGAACAGGGCCACGATCACCGTTACGTTCCAGCAGGTGTTTGAGGTTGAGGTATGAGCGAGCTTTTTGAAAATCTGCTTACGTCCAGCCCGTTTG